TTTTTAATAATTTTTTTTTTTTTTTTTTTTTTTTTTTTTTTTTTTCTCTTTTTTATTTATATTTTTTTTTTTATTTTTCTTTTTTTTTTTTTATATTTTTTTTTTTTTTTTTTTATTAATGTTTCCATATATATTAATAATTTATATAATGTATATTACTTAATAAAAAATAATATTTTTTTATATAAAAAATATTATATGTAAAAATAGAAAATGTTAGAAGTTGTAATATTTATGTATTACTTATATTGCGTACCACTCATTATTATAAGATATTGATAATATTTTTGTATCTGTGTTAAACCATAATAAACCATTTTTATGAGGTGGCGCAATATTTGATAAATATTGAATACATTTTGATACTTCTGCTATACCTTGTAAATTACCATTAAATGATGTAGATGCTTCAACTTTGTTAAATTTGACATCTGAATTTTCATAAACATCTTGTCCTATACTTAATTTATTACCATTCTTTACAATTCCTGTACCTGGTTCTATTTGACCTGCACCACTAAATTGTATAAATTCAATATCACTATTTCCTATTATTATATTATCATTATTTTTTTGTAAATATCCATTAAATTTATTTGTAGTTCCTTCTTCAACAAATATAAATGCACCTTTAACTTCTGTATTTGTATTCATATCTTCAGATCTAACCCATCCATTTGTAGTTATTATATATATACCATTATGAACTTTATTTGTTTGATCTTTTACTAATATTCTATCATTTACTTTAAGTTGTATTCCATCTATAACTTGAGTATTTGCTAATATTATATTTTCTGTTGTAGCTACTCTAACACTATGTTTAGAATTAATTCCTTGTACTAATCCATCTACGTATGATATATTAGCTTTTTTATTTAATTCTGTATTAACATAAGTAAGATTTGCTTTTAATCCTAAATTATCAGTATTTTGTTGAATATTAGTATTTAAACTGGTTAATGCTGAATTAACTAAGTTACTAATTGGTTTATCTAAATCACTTGTATTATCAATTTTATCTATATTTAAATCTTCTCTTGTCGGAGTATCTCCTTTATCACCTTTATCTCCTTTATCACCTTTATCACCTTTATCTCCTTTATCACCTTTATCTCCTTTCACACCAGGTAATCCAATATCTCCTTTATCTCCTTTTGGTCCTTGAATACCAATATCTCCTTTATCTCCTTTATCTCCTTTATCTCCTTTATCTCCTTTATCTCCTTTTACGCCAGGTAATCCAATATCTCCTTTATCTCCTTTTGGTCCTTGAATACCAATCTCACCTTGACTTCCTTTATCTCCTTTATCTCCTTTATCTCCTTTATCTCCTTTATCTCCTTTATCTCCTTTATCTCCTTTATCTCCTTTTTCACCTTTATCTCCTTTCACGCCAGGTAATCCAATATCTCCTTTATCTCCTTTTGGTCCTTGAATACCAATCTCACCTTGACTTCCCTTATCTCCTTTATCTCCTTTATCTCCTTTATCTCCTTTATCTCCTTTATCTCCTTTATCTCCAACATCTCCTTTTTCACCTTTATCACCTTTGTCACCTTTTATACCACTTGGAGGTCCCATATCTCCTTTATCTCCTTTATCTCCTTTATCTCCTTTATCTCCTTTTGGACCAGCAATTCCACTATCACCTTTTGGACCAATATTTCCTCTTGGACCTATATCCCCTTTAGCTCCTTTTTCACCATCATCACCTTTTTCTCCTGAATCTCCTTTATTTCCTTTTTCTCCTTTCTCACCTCTATCTCCTTTTTCACCCGTATCTCCTTTATCTCCTTTATTTCCTTTTTCACCTTTTTCGCCTTTTTCGCCTTTTTCACCAGTTTCACCTTTATCTCCTTTCTCACCTTTATTTCCTTTCTCTCCTTTCTCACCTTTTTCGCCAATATCTCCTTTTTCTCCTTTATTTCCTTTATCTCCTTTTTCACCAGTATCTCCCTTTTCACCTTTATCTCCTTTATTTCCTTTATCTCCCTTTTCACCAGTATCTCCTGTATCTCCTTTATCACCTTTATCACCTTTATTTCCTTTTTCTCCTTTTAAACAATTTAAATCAATATTTAAATCAATATTTTCTGTAATACATTTTATTAATAAACTATTTATAGATTTATCATTTAAAATGATATTTTTAATTTTATTCTTTATTTCTTCGTTATTAAACTCTTTTGATATTTCATTTATTAAAAAATTTCTTAATTCTTCTTTATTTTTTTTACTATCTGACACATATTTTATAAGTTCATTATTTATATCTTCTATATTTGAACCTAAAGTATTATTAATTTCTTTGATATTATTTGATAATATAAAAAAAATATTATATAATAAACTTGACATTAATTTATTAATCTTAAATATTTTAAGATTTTAAAAGTTATAATGCTTATATATAAATAAATAAATGTTTATAATTTAAAATTATAATTATAATTATATGATGTTTTATTATATATAAATAAAAAAAAAATTTTATTTAAATAAAAAATTATTTATTATTTTTTTTTATTTAAATTTTATAAAATTTATTTATATTTAATAATTATTAATAATACCAGATTCAACTTCTATTTCAATATAAAAATCCTTATTTCCAAGATTTACTATAGAACCGTAAAAATCTAATAATCTAACATTAAATTTATCAATATGAATACCATCTTTGAAAGTAATACTTGGTAATATATTATCTTTATCAAAATCTTTATCATTTATTATAAATGACACTGCTTTATTTTTCTCACTATTATCATCCACATTTGTTGTTGGATCAAAATTAAATATATCATAATTATTGTAATTATTAATTGATAAATAAATATAAGGATCTTTTTCTAATGATAATGGTTTATTACTTATAAAATTATAATTATTAGAACCACTATATAATTTATCAGGATGTAACCCTATAACATTTGCTAATGAATTCTCTAATCTATTTAATATAGCACGATCAGTTTCTGTAATTTCATCAATAGATATTTTATTATTAAATTTAAAGAAATAATAAAATTTATTGTCGCTATTTTTTTCTAATATATTTTTATCTATATACGATGTTAAACAATATTCATTATTTTTTAACATTGTATATAATTTTGAAAGATTTATTTCAACATTAGCTGTATTTTCATCACCATCTATTGGAGTTGTTATAAATAAAGTTTTATGACTGTCAACTTGTAAAAATCTTTTAAGTAAATTAAATAATAATTTATAAAATTTATTTTCTGTAATTACTAAATTAGAGTTTAATTTATTAAACTGTACATCAGTAAGTTCTTTTGTTAAGAGTGTATTATCTAAAGATACATCTTTACTATAAGTATAATTAATTACATCTTTATCTGTAAAAATTTTATGTAATTCTTTAAATATTTGTACATTATCACTTGCATATGTATCATCTTTAGTAAATTTGTATTTTTTTTCTGTATTAATAGAATTGTTTTCATAAATATATGTTTTAAATTTATTTAAAAATGTATCTTTTACAATATAATCATCATTTGAAATATGATTACAAAATTTAACACCATTTATATCAAGATTTGGAATATTTAAAAATTCAAATCTATTTACTTCATTATTATATTTTACTGCTTCAAATTTATTAGTATTTGCTCTAATAAATCCTTGTAAATTTTTAGCTAATGAATCTAATGAATAATTTGCAACTGGAAGTGTTAGCTCTTTATAACATAATTCATAATTTGTTAAATGACCGTCTATATGATTTAATAAAAAATTTTCTTTTTTAACATTTTTTTCGCCTAATATAAACGCACTTGAATATAATCTAAATTTATTATTGTGTTCATTTATTAATGATTGATAATTAAAATTTATATTATGATTTAATAAAGTAATTTTATTAACATATTTAAGTTTTCTTTTATTTTTTAATTCAAACATAAAATTAGTAGAAGATTTAGAGGTTGATATACGATTACGAGAATCAATAAAAATTCTTTCTACTTTTGAAGAACCATCAAAATTTTGAGAATATGAGGTTTCTGTATTATAATTTTCATCAGCTCTATATTGTTCTGTATATCCATTTTCCATTTTATAATAATTACTATATGGATCATATTCATTTACTCCTGGATATTCAGGAAATGTTGTAGTATCGTTTTCATATTTTTCGTTTAAAATAGTATATTCTTCATTTCGTAAATTAAATGTTTCTTGTGCTTGTATATATTCCTCATATTTTTCATTATATATAGCTAATTGTGCATCATATGAAGTTTGTGCCTCATTTTTATTTTTTAAAACACCATCTACTACAGTGGAGTCTGTTAATGAAGAATAAATTAGTTCTATTTCATTTTCAAGAGTAGATATGGTGCTTGCTGCATTATCATAATGGTCTTTAGTATTTATAAAGTCATTAGTCGTACTTACAAATTTAAATGTACTTTCTTCAATCGTAAGATTGTAATTAACGACTAAGGTTTCATTAAAATATGTTGTTCTTGCAGCATCGTCTTCTATTCTTAAATAAGTTAAATAGTCATTTATACTTGGATATTGTCCTTCTGCAATATATTCATCTGAATTTTTATATATTAATTCTAATTCATCTAAATATCTTTGTTTATCAATTTCTTTTTGTACTTTATCTGATTGTTTTTTATTATATTCATTTTCTTTAGCTGTAAAATTTAAAATAGCAGTATCTAATTCTTTCTTTTTGTTATTTAAAGTTGTTTCTGAATCATCTAAAATACTTTTTTTTGATTCTAAATCTGTACGTGCGTCAGTTAATAAAGAAATTGCTTTCTCAATTTCTGTTTCCGAACTCATAATAAAAATCTAATATATATATATTGATTATATCTATAATTTGTTTTTATTATAAATTTAGAAAAAAATTTAATTATTATAAAAAAATTTATAAATTTATATAAAAAAATAAATTATATAAATAATATTTATATAATTTATTTTTTTATATAAATTTATAATAAAAGTAAATTATATAAATATGATTAATATAGCATTATTTTCATCATTTTTTGATATTGAATTAAATTATAATAAAAATAAATATTTACCAAAAGAAATAGAAATTATAAATATATTAAACTTTGAAAAAAGAGCGTATAATAATAATCTTAATAATAAAATTTTATCAGACGATTTACCATTCAATAATAATAATACTAATAATAATAATAAAGATAAATATAATTTAGAAATTGTTAATAATATAATTATATTATTAACAGATAAATTAATTGAAATACACAATGATAAATATTTATTATTATTTCTAAAAAAATATTTATTAGAAAAAATTAATATTATTAGAAAATATAAAAAAACTATTAAATATAAATTTTATTATAAATTTTCACAATCTTTTATTTTGGATTACTATGAATCATCTTTAATAAATTTTTTAGTAAAATATAATCATATGTTTACATTTAAATATACAGACTTATATAATGTATCAACAAAAGATTATAAATATGTATTATCAAAAGAGAATATAAATGAAACTAATTCACAATTTTTAAAAAACATAGTAATAGAAATTTAGATACTTTTAGTTATAATCTTCTACAAATACAAAAAATAGTAGAGAATGAATTTATAAATAATTAGTAAATTTATTAAATATATAAATATAAAAATAATTATATTATAAGATAATAAAAATATTGATATTATTATACAAAATATTATATTATAGATAATAAAAATTTTTAAATAATGTCTTCCAATAATATATTAGAAGAATTTGAAATATTTACAAAAAATATTAATAATAGTAAACAAAATGAAAATAATATAGAAAATAATATAGAAAATAATATAGAAAATAATAACATTAATCATAATATTGATAATTTTATTAATAATAATAAAATTATTAATAATATAGAAGAAAAAAAACATAAAATAGAAGAAAAAATTATTATAATTAATTCAATGAATAGAAATAATATTAAATATCCATTTAGTAATAATTTTAAATTATTTTGTTTATATAAAAATATAATTTCAATTTCTATAATTAGTCATAATATAAATATATCACAAGCTTTTTTATTTAATGAATATAATAATAAAGTATTAGTAAATAATTCATCATATTTAATATTAAATTATCAAAATAAATTTAATATTAATGAATTTCAATATAAATTACGTCAAATTACAAAAGGTACTGAAAATTGTTTTATAGATCCTCATACAAATAAATTTAATATATTTGATTGTTCAAGTAATTTAACATTAAGATTTCCTGAAAATAATAGTAGTTCTCTTGCTTTAATATTAGGATATAATACTGAAATGAATTATAGTGAAAAAAATGGTAAAATATATGGAGAACATAGTGTAAATTTTAATAAAAGCAATTGCGGATTATTATATTTAAATAATTATAAAAATATTGAAATAATTGATTTTGGTAATAAATTAAATTTCTTTCATTTAATTTCAAATAATAATTATTTTAAAGAAAAAAAATTTGATAAACCTATTGATATAGATGAAATTGAAATAAAAATATGCGATATTAATGCTAATTTATTAAATTTAAATAATAATGAATATTTTATTGAATTATTAATTAAATATATTGTTTAAATAACTTATTTTTATAATTTATTTTTATAAAAAATTAAAATTTATTAAATTTGAAATTATTATTAAATTCATTAATATAATTATCTATAATATGT